CTTGTAAGTTGCGTATTATTTACGATCCCGTCAATGTAGCATAGCGACCTTTGTCTAAATAAATCAACTTCGTTAAATGGAATCACTTCGTTTATTGGAGTGACTTTTAGAACGTTGCAAGTTTCGCCATGCTTTAATGTTTGACCAATTGGAACTCCGTCAGTTGTTGCGTAGAAAGCATTATCGCCCTCGTATATTTTTGCTATCATGATTTCGTTTTATGACAAGTATAATAGTCAAATGTTTGTTCTTTTTCCTTTGAAAAAAAACTAATTATTTGCTTTAAATGTTGTAAGTTAATTATTGGCAATTTCGCCTGTATATTACCATTTTGGGGGCTATCTATGCGAAACATTTTACAAAGCTTAGTGTCTTTTTCCCAATCTAAGTAAATTGTTTTCGTTAGTTTTTTTGTAATAATGCAATATGGATAGCCATTTATAGCTTCATATACACTATCGCAAGTAATTTCTTCGGTAAAACCCAACGCCATAATTTCATCATAATTTATTTTTTCTTGTTCCATGTTATTTATTTTTAGAATTGTTAACTAAATATAATTTATGCTTGTGATCGTAAGTTACCTGTTCTAGAGGTATTATTTTTACCTCGCTGATTAATATTTTGCAAGGCTCGTTTAAATACCAAATGTACTTAGGGTCTGTTTCGTGAATCATTCCTACTTCGCAATATTCTTTTTTAATGCCTGGCGGCTGAAAGTAAATAGTGTTCATTTTATTTTAGTTTATATGTTTGTGAATTATTTCCCGATACCATACACTTGCGATTACCACAAGTTTCTATCAAGTCAAGACGAACCATTTCAGGAAGTCTTCTGCTTAACATTGTAGCTGAATAATTGTTACCTAAGTTAAACGCTTCTAAAGGCGTGTAAGACGGCTTACAATTAATGTCTAGGTACAAAGCCTTGTGTATCTCTTTGAACGTCATAGGCGAGCTATTAACGTACTTTAGAACTAGCTTGTATTGTCCTTTAAGGTTTGGTTTAACTTTTTCGTAAGCATCTAAGCTGGTTTTACGGATAACTACTTTTCGTGGATCTTTTACTTTAATCCAATTGCCACGCTTTAAATGTGCAGAAGATTTAAAGGATACATGTATTTTATCTTTTTCATCATCAATTATTGAGCAATAAAATCCATTAAAATCAAATACCTCATATGGCTTACCAAATGTTAGGTAATTTGCTACACCTTCTTTTTTTTCAGGCGTAATAAAGTCGCCGTTTTTAATTTCGTTTTTCATGTTTTAAGTTTTATAGTTTCCGTCTTATTGACTTCTCAAAGGTATAATTAATAAAGTTGTAAACCTAATTATAATTAATAATAAATCAATTTATTTTCATTAAGCCAGTAAAATAAGGATAAAAAAAGCACTCAGGCAGAAGACGTAAGCCGTTGCTACTTCCCTTATCGCATCTTTTAAAATCATTTCCATTCCAAGTATCGCAGTTGCAAATATCATTAATAAAGTTGCTAAAATAATTAATACCATGTTTTTAAATTTTAAATATTTGTAAATCTAATTCGCTTTCAATCGCTCTTAAAATTCGAATCGTAGAGTTCGCCCCCCCACGTTCTAACTGCCAGAGGGTAACTTCATTCGACCCAATCCTTTTAGCTAATTCTATTTTTGTTAAGCCTTTTTTTTCTCTTGCGTTTTTAATCGCTATTCCTAGCTCTATGTTTCCCATTTATTTGTATTTTTTATTGTTATAAATTATTCTGTTTATTTCACTTTGGTTTTCAATGTACTCTTGACTTGTTGGAATGTACAAACCTAAATCTTTGACTGCCTTGTTTCGTATCCACTCAATGAATGTAGTAAGCTCTTCGGAGTTCATCTTACTTGTTTCTCCGTAAATGATTACTCCGCCCTTATCGGTGTAAAATCCATACCAATTTTTAAGCTCTTGTTTCATTTCATAAATGCTTGAGCCGTATTCGATTGAAAATAAAGTAATACATACGTGCAAATAACTATTTTGAGTAATTGACCTCCGAAGCTTGACTTGTTTTAGTTCAACGTTTGCCCCTTTTGTATAAAGGTGGTTTACCCGCTCTTTGTATTTAGCTTTCTCAAGCTCTTTAGATAGGTCGTAAATCATTTAAAATACTATTTCGTTGTAATACTTCTCAAACTTTAAATGAAACTTTATAAGCTCGTTCTTATGAGCTTCTATTTGTTCCGTAAGTTCAGCTCTAGTTACGCTTAAAACAAGCATTGGTCGTGGCTTAAACCTGTAATCGTAAGAAATAAAATCTAGGCTTTCCATATCTTCGTTTACAAAGAATCCGTGTATAATCTGGTCTAAATATTCGCTAGGAATCTTACCCATACGAATATACTTTACATGAGTTGAGGTATTCGGACATTTAATCTCAATACCCTTTTTATATTTTCCGTCAATCATTATAAAGCCGTCTGTTGAATATCCAGCCCACTCATAAAAGTCATGAGTGCAGAATCCTACTTGATCAACTTTGCAATTGTATTTTAATTCATAGGATTCCCTTGCGATTGGCTCGGTGTCTACTCCGTGCTTCATTGCAAAGCTTACAAATGTGTCTTCAACTTCATCACTGCCAAGTTCGGCAATCATTGCATCAACTAAAGTCAAGTTGTTTGCGCTCTTTGCTAGTTTCCCTTTAGTGCCAGTTACAACCCCCTTGCGGAGGTTTAACCATTCAATCGAGCCTTGTACTACATCGTGTATAATCATGACAATTTATTTTTAAGTTCGTCTTTAAATCCCACCAATTCGCGTTGAGCGTCTTTATCAAGGCTAAAATAAACATCCTTTAAATTTTCTAAATTTTTAGAGTTTGCTAGTTTTGTTTTTTCATCGGTATAGTCCTTTGCTTTTATAGTCTTTCCATGGTCATTAGTTGCTTCAGCGTCCTTTGTGTCGTCAATTAAAAATAAGCCGTTTAAAGCGTACTTTCTCGCATAACTAGAACTACTTCCAAAGCTTTGCGCTATGTCCATACCTTTGCGATTAGGGTCTATTCCAGCTTGCGCCTTTACAATTACATTTTTAGTGCCGTCTGAAAATGTCGCAGTAGCTTCTACGTAAATTAAAGAACCGACTTCTTTTACTTCGTCTGAAATTGTCAAGGTGCATTCATTAGCTGTTAGCAATGGTTTAAGAGCTTCTAGCACGTCTTCGCAGTTTCTATACTTGTACTTGCCAAATGAATTGAATTGTCCTTTGGGTGCTTTTAATTCGCTTTGTATTTTGATTAATTTTTCCATGTTTTTAAAAATTTAGTTTTGTTTTTTCAAATTGTAAATCGCTTATCATTTCTTGTACTATCTCATTGTCGCTTCCTAAAATAATAGAAGCGTGGTATACTTTCTCGGTTAAGGTTTCAATGCACTCTTTCGAAGCATCAAAATCTTGTCGTATAATTTTCTGTAAATATTCGTTAGTAGTCATTTTACAAGTTTAAAAGGTTTGCCTAAAATCTTTGTTAATTCTTCCATTGTGTATTCTTGGATTGTGGTTGGTCTGTCGTCTTTAATTCTACCATTTGAATCTTCAAAATAGATTTGATTACTATTTTCATCGTATTCACTTTTCTCCCAATAATTATATGAATTTTCATAATAGGTTTCATTATTGTTTTCATCATATTCTCTTTTAGTCCAAAAACCAGTTGAACTTTCATAATAGATTTGATTATTATTTTCATCAAATTTTCTTTTAGTCCAAGAACCCTCTGAATCTTCATAATAGATTTCATTATTGTTTTCATCGTATTCACTTTTAATCCAAAAACCATATGAATTTTCAAAATAGATTAGATTACTATTTTCATTGTATTCTCTTTTACGCCAAAAACCAGTTGCATCTTCAAAATATGTTTGATTACCATTTTTATCCTTAATAATAAATGGAAATTCTTTTATATTTGATTGTTGTGCTACTGTTTTCATTTTATTTATTTTTAGTTGTTGGTAAAATATTCATCAGCTCTAAATACTCTTGGATATTGTCATGTTCGCAAGCCATGTCTAAAATAACATCGTAAGGAACTATCTGCCCGTCAATAGTCGGGTGCTTGTCGTAGGTCATTGTATTGCCGTCCATGAACTCGCAACTCTTAACATCAA